TCCATCTCGTCCATCCAAGTATCCCAATTTTTTTCCAATAAGTCAACAAACGCATCGTTGTTTCCTCTGTCTTTGTATCGTTGAATGTATTCATCTTTGATGTCTCTGTTTGGATAAACCAATACAAATGGAATTCCTTTTTTAAGAAGTGCGTCTCTCACATCTTTATGTGATGATACTAAAATCTTATCCACTTTTGGATCCATAACATTTCTTTCAATGTGTTCAATGTAGTTATCAGGAAAATGTTTCTTATCGAACTTTGAACTATCGCTATCCAACACATTTCTATCTGTAGTGTTGAAGTAGGTTGTCTTCCCTACACCGGGGAATGCTGAATATACTTTTGTTGTCATATTATTTAATTGTTATTTCAATGTTAGTCGCTCGTTTTGGTGGTTTAGGTGGTGGCGGAGCTTGTCTTCCTTGACCAGTAAATGGTTTACTATTACTCTTTGTTTTTCCTTCTTTGATTGGTTGTGGTTTCATATCTATTTTATTTTACCAACTATCTACATCTGTTAATACTAAATCAATTTTCACCAAGTGACTATAGACAATGATTTCCTGACCGATCCCATTTGAACTATACTTCCATGTGAATTGTCCGTACTCTCCGTGTAACGCCTTTATGTGCGATATCCATTCGTCGTAACGAGCTTGTTGTTTGTCGTTTAATTGGAACGATATTTTTGTGTTTTCTTTTTCCATAATTTTAATCTTTGTATTTGTAATTGTCAAACTTTTTGTTTTTACTTTTAACTCTCCATCTAATGGTCACCATAGGTATGTTAAGTATTTTAGACGCTTCACCAGCAGACCTATATTCCACATTATCAATTATTATAGGTATGTTCTGTTCTCCATTGTAGGTTCCTTTTCTTTTCTCACTTAATCTCTTTTTAGTTTCTTCAGTGTGTTGTTTACCAAAAAAAGGATTTTTATTACCACTCTTGTCTCTACAATTTATACAACTATTGTTGGTTGGTGATATTTTTACACCACATTCACAATATTTAAAACTTGTACCACCTTTCCAATTTGGATTTTTATCCATCGGTTGGGAATGTTTTTCTTTTCTTTCATCTTCAGACATTAATTCATATCTTTTTCTAACTGATTGAGTCATTCTACGAACAATGTCTTCTTTATTTGGGTTCTTTGTTAGATTATCTCCACCACTTGATTTAATCCCTATATTGAACTCAGGGTGTAAGTCCAAGTATTTTTGTTCTAACTCAAGTAAAAGAGTTTCATCACACTCCTCAACTAACTCAAACACAAAATTATTATCACCATACTTATCCCAAGACCTTTGTAAGTGGTCATTATGGTGTTTTCCGTTTTTTAAGTTGTTTAAATGTGTTCTCCATCTTTTTTCTATATTTTTAGAAGAACCATAATAACACTTTTTGTTTTTCAAATTTTTTATTCTATAAATTCCAATCATAGGACTACCTTTTAATATAAATATCTACCAAAGTTAAAAAGTTAAAGGGTAGTCCTAAAAAATTAGTTAGAAAGTGGAAAATAAATTTTAGGGTGTGATTGGTAGTTTTTAAGTGTGAAATCACCAATAACATAAGATTCAATAGATGGTCTTGAACCTTCGTATGTTGGGAACTGATTTAATACAGGTAACTCAAATGGTTCTCTTGTTAATTGTTCTTTTACACCATCAATCTGATTAAGGTATATGTGACAATCACCTAAATTCCCAATCAATTCATCTGGAACCATATTAACCTCTTTTGCAATTATCGTTAAAAGTAACGCATATGATGCGATATTCATCGGAATTCCGAGTGGGAAATCACAACTTCTTTGATTCCACATTAAAGAGATTGCTCTGGTTGGTATTTTGTAAGGTGTGTTATCCACATTAGTTGGAACCATCGTATCAGCTAATGGACCATATTTTTCTTTCCATATTGGAAATGCTATTTTATATCTCTCTTCCAAACTCAACTCTCTAGTATAAACTTGAAATCCATAATGACAAGGTGGAAGAACTTGATTTGGTAAATCTGATGGGTTCCACGCAGTAACCATTAATCGTCTTGAATCAGGATTCGTTTTAAGGTCGTTGATTAGGTTTTGGATTTGGTCTATACCTGTTGTTGTAATATCGTAAATACCATCCCCAGTTTCATTTGGTATTTGTTTGAAATCCTTACCCCAACTTCTCCATTGTGATCCATACACAGGACCAAGTGATCCCCACTTCTTAGCAAACTCATCATCTGTTTTAATCATCTCAATGAACTGTTCCTGGTTCCAAATTAAATCAGGGTCACCTTCACTCGTATCCATAAAGTTTTTAAAAGCATCACCATCCCAAATATGACAACCATTATCAACAAGGAACTTAATGTTTGTATCACCACGAAGGAACCATAATAACTCGGTCACCATAGTTTTCCAAGCCATCTTCTTGGTTGTCAATAAAGGAAACCCTTCACTCATTTTATGACGGATCTGTCTACCGAATACTGAAATGGTGCCAGTCCCAGTACGATCCGATTTTGTTACTCCATTATCTAAGATGTCTTGGAGTAATTGTTGGTATTGTTTATCTAGTTTGTTCATCATCATTTGATTTGTTTTTCCATTCTTTCCAAGTTTCAAAATCCTTGAGGGATTCCAATTTTTCATTCTCCATTTGTTTAGCCTTTTCCGCCATACTAATAGAAATCCCACCAACTTTCTTGTACTGTTCCACTAACCAGTCTACAGGACTTTGTTCAATATTATTTTCCATCTTTAATAATTCCTAATTCAATTCTGTATTTTTTTATTTTGTCTCTGACAGGTTGGAACTCATCTCCGTTACTTGCCTTGTGTCCTTTACCGATCGCTTCATTGATCATTCCCTCGTTTTTTAAAATAAAAGACATTTTTTCTGAATTTGTCAACTCATAAGGAACAACTTCTGTTCTAATGAACTCTCGGATCATATCTTTTATTTTACCAATCTGTTCTGCTGGGTTCTGTTTTGTTCCGTGAACCATTACAGATGTTTGGTAGATCGTTCTACTCAAATCTAATATCTTCTTATCAAATCCCATCTTTATCTGTATTTCTAATTACACCTTCAACTCTACCTCTATGGTTGTAAGAATCTTCAATTACTTCTTTCACATATTCTGTATGTGGTTTTGTTCTATCTTCTTGTCTATGGTAATATAATCCCCAATCTCTATTACCATCTTGTGCTGGTAGTGGTTGTATTTCTTTAACACCATTTTCAAGTACATCCTTAACTTGAATCATAGGTGTGTATGTTGGAATCCCATCAACAAGTTCAAAATAACCGTGATCTTCACATCTATTGGATTTCCATGCTTTAAGTGCTTTAACACCATCTCTTATTGTTTGTTTCGCTTTAACCTTAAAAATTTCAGACATTAAACTAATATTTGAAATTTCTTTAGTTTCTTTAACACCATTTTCAATTGCGTCGTTAATGTTTTCTGTAATCTCACAATTAGTTACCTGATGGTCTATTTGTTCCAAACTTTCCAACATACTTTCTTTGGTTTCTTTAACACCATTTTTAATTGTATTCATAACACGTATGGTACGGAAAAGTCTATCCTCTTTGGCTTCCTTCACACCATTTTCAATAACATCATCAAGTAATTTTTGGACATCCAATGTATTATTTTCATTCATAAATTCCATTGTAGATTCAAGGTCTCCAACACCAGGTGTTCTAACGTCTTTAACACCATTTTGAATTGTGTCTTCAACCGCACCCACTGGAGGCCACATCCGTGTTTGGGTCTCCTTTACCCCATTTTGAATGGTGTCTTCAATTATGAACTTGTTTCGGAATTCTATGTCGATGGTGTGTTTCACCCCATTTTGAATGGTGTCTTCAACGGTTTCTTTGCTGATATGCACCGTGTCTTCAGTGTGTTTCACCCCCTCTTGAATGGTGTCTTCAACTACACCGAACGCACTCCCATTTGCGTATTGGGTGTACTTCACCCCCTCTTGAATGGTGTCTTCAACTTTTAAATCTAAAATTCGATTGTTTAATTTGGTGTCCTTCACCCCATTTTCAATTGTATTTTCCATTTTTTTATCAAAAAACTTCATAACATCAACATGATGGGCCTCTTTCACCCCATTTTGAATGGTGTCTTCAACGGCTTGGTTGCTATCAATTGCGTGATTAAAAGTTGCCCACACCTTTGGTTTATTCAAAAATCTTGATTCAAACCAGTCCTTAATCAAATCTCTTTCTTCAGTACAGTCCTTACCTATTAGATCCAACTCATTTTGAAATAGATTATAGTTGAACCATAAGGTTTTATCTTTTGTGAACTCAATTATCCATTTTTTACTTTCAGTGAAGATCAACCAAGTTGATCCTTGTTTTGTCACATACTTGTCGGCACCTTCAACCATTTGGTCAAATATCCTAAAGACAAGTTTCTCTAATTTATTTCCTGTTGGATTTTTCATTTTAATTCAATTTTTTCTCCGTGTTTAATTGCATCATTAACAAGTGGTTGAAGTGGTTTATGTTCGTGTTGAGTATATTTCACACCGTTTTTAATAACCTCATCGCCATATAATTGGTATTTATCGTGAGATGTTTTTGTGATCTTAACCCCATTTTGAATGGTGTCTTCAACCCGATGCGGGCGTACAGAGCTGTTTGTTTTGGTGTGTTTCACCCCATTTTCAATGACATATTTTGTTCTCTGTTTTCTTGAACCATCATAACTTCGTTCTGTTTGTTTCACTCCATTTTTAATGGTGTGTTCAACTATCTTTGTTTTGGTATAAATATTTTGTTTAGTTAACTTCACGCTATTTTCAATGAAGTATTCAACAACTTTTTCGTCATCCATCTCAAGGTCAATAGTTTCTTTCACTCCATTTTGAATCACATCTTTAATATCGGATATGATTTTGTGTTCATCGACTTCGGTGCGTTTCACTCCATTTTGGATGGTGTCTTCAATGTGTGATGCCATATCAATGAATACTTCACGACTTTCTTTAACCCCATTTTGGATGGTGTCTTCAACTGGATACGATCTTTTAGTTGGGTTGGACATTGTGTGTTTCACCCCATTTTGAATGGTGTCTTCAAGGGAATTGAGATGGTTGCGAGTCCAATGTCGAGTGTGTTTCACCCCATTTTGAATGGCGTCTTTAACCCCCATATCCATACGAATTTTGGAAAAGGAGGTGCGTTTCACCCCATTTTGAATGGCATCTTCAACATATCCAATATGCAATTCCTGTAACTTCTCGGTCTCCTTCACCCCATTTTGAATGGCGTCTTCAACCAATATTAAGACTGATTGATTCCCTGTGTTGGTACGCTTCACTCCATTTTGAATGGTGTCTTCAACTTGGCGTTGTACCAATAGTTTTCCACTACTGGTGTGCTTCACCCCATTTTGAATGGTGTCTTCAATCTTGAGGGAGTCTATAGTTCCAAAGTCTGTGGTACGCTTCACCCCATTTTGAATGGTTTTATCAACCTTTGGTTTATTCAAAAACCTATCTTCAAACCATCTGGTTATGTATTCTTTATTTTCAACGCAATCCATACCAACCAATTCCATTTCATTTTTGAATAGTTTGTAATTATACCATAGAGTTCCCCCTACAGTATATTCAACAACCCATTGTTTTTCATTGGTAAAGATGAGCCATAAACTACCACTATGATTGTATTGGTCAACACCTTCAATCATTTCGTCAAATAGTTTGAACAAAATCTTGTCTAATTTTTTTCCTGTTGGATTTTTCATTTTAATATCCTACTCCCGTATCGTTAGTAAATTCAACGCCATTTTCTTTTGCAAACTCTGAAACAAGTTCTTCAACAACATCTTGATCCATATATCCGTAGTCAATTGATCGTCCATACACTCTAATTTCACCGTCAGACCATATAACTCTTCCACCACCACGGATTCTCCAATCCTTTAGTTCTGGTTCAAGTTCTCTGGATCTTTTTGCAACATCTTCGTGGAACTCTCCCGGTCCTGAACGAAATACAAATTCACCATCTTTTTCCAAGATGACACATTTGCGTAATTTATCTTTTTCAATAATAACTTTTTCCATAATACAAAGATATAAATTATTTTTTGGTTGGACAACGGGTAATTATACTAAACTTTTCGTTCAAAATAAAAAATTACCGGTTTTTCTATAACTTCAATTAAACCATAGTCACGAGCCAATCTGAAATTAGGTGTGTCTCGTTCTAATCTATCTAATGAAGTTTCTACTACTTTTCTAAAATGTTCAACACTATATGTTGATTTCCATTTATTACAACGAGCACAGGATGGATTTAAGTTATCCAAATCGTGTGATCCTTTGACTATCTTCACCTGCGATGCTTCTTGTTCTGTAAAGGTATGCCAGTGAGGTTGTATGTGATCAACTTGCATTTGTTTGATCGTTATTTCAACACCACAATACGCACAGTGACCATCGCACTTATCATAAACTTGTTGTCGTTTTTCTTTGTTAGTCATTCACTTTTTGAAAATAGATGTTCTTTGGGAACTCATCAAAGACGAACTTCGTCACATCGCACAACCACATCGTTAGTTCATAGTCAATTCCCATATAACCAATCATCTTATACCAAGCACCTTCACCTAACTCCCAACTTTCAATTCTACCAAGTTCCTTGAATTCTAATATGTCAGCACCTTCAAATGCGACGGTAGAAAGTATAACATTTACCGTTTGCTCTCCATCCGACAGTATTTCAAGGAATAAGTCGGCACCGGCAACCATCTCCAGTTCATCAACACTACCTTCCCACTCAGGAAGATCCACATACCAACGACCAACTTCGGTCTTGTAAAACTTAAATGTTCTCATTCATCAAACAATTTGGTAGGTAAAGTAAAGTTGGATTTTTCTTTTGTACATCAACATCAGGATATCTCTCTTTAAACTTCATTACGTTGAATGGTTGAGTGATGATATGGAAACCTGATTTGGTTTTAACAAAAGTCATACTCTTATCTTTACCGGCTTCTTCTTGTAATTCATTTATGTACTCTCTCATTGAGGTATAGTATTGGTCGTGAGCAAAACTATCTGTAGAAACATCATCTATATCTATGATCCATCTTTTCTCGTGAGTTTTTAATTGACCAACAACAGAATCAAATAAGTGTTGTTGTTTGAGATTACCATCCTGTATTCTTTGAGCAAGAGCAACCATCATATTCAACGATACATCTTTATGGTTTTGTTTCTGAACGTGGATATAAGCACGAGCCTTAAACATCTCACAGAGTTGTTTGATCTCATCATATCGTTTTTCAAGATACTCAACACTATCAACACAATAAGTTTTTATTGTACGAACTGACTGGTGATTATCTCTTTCACCTTCAGGTTGGTCTTTCTTACGCTTAAAAACATAGAGCATATAAAAATCACCCTCGTTTTCGAAGTTAAGAAGTCTTTTTATAGTGTTTATGTTATCTATGTTATTCATTATCCAAATATTTGAATTTTCGCATCTACCTCTTTCAAATCGGACCATGTACCCAAATAGGTAATAGCCCTTACTTTCTTATTGTCGATCCACACATATTCTTGTTGATCGTTAATTCTTGGTTTGTCCATCACCAGTCCGTGATACTTGAACCCGTGTTTGTCTAACCATTGGAGTGTTACCTCTCTGTCTTTTGTTTCTCTTGCGGTGAAGAAGGTAATCACATTTCCTTCGTCATACCACTTGTTGATGATCTCCAATGCTTTGGGATATACATTTGCGTCAGGATATAAATGCGAGTCCTCATTCAAAATGTCATCACAAATTGTCCCATCAATGTCAATCAAAAACAACTTTTGTTTGTTTTCTTTCTCAAAGATTATTTTTGATTTGGTTGAGTGCACCGCTACATTTCTTTTAGGGTCAATATAACAATCCGTAATCAATTCGTATTCAACCTCATCACCATGTTTGATCAATCCTTGTCTATGTTTATCCCTAACAACTCGGTCAGATTCTTCACATACAAAATAACTTTCAAATCTACGATCAATAGATTTAACAACCCATCCCTCAACACTATTTATGAATTCAGGGTCTGCATCATAATATTCAATTATACCTCTCATCTTATTTATTCATCATCTTTATGTCTATCCAAATAATACTTTTCAAATACAGTAATGTTTGGGAGTCCTACTTCACTAATACGATCCAATACATCATCAACGGTAATATTCTCACTCAAGTATTTCTCCAACTTAAACATGAACTCTTCGGATAACACTTGTGGGTCTATCGATAATAGTTCGGTTTGATCAACAATGACGTATGGGACTTCATATTTTTCTAAAATCTCATCAATCTTAACTTTCAACTTATCTTCGGTAAAGAAAGTATCATAAGATCCTTCTGCCAACTCACCAGTATCACTTACACTTTCAAGAGTTAGTTTGATTGCCCATCTACGGTCAAGCTCATCCATTTTATCCCATATCTTCTCTCCCAACTCGTCGGTTGAATATGGGTAAACATATTTCAATATTTTATAGTTTGTTAGATCTATCATCTTAAATACTATCGTGTTCTACTCGTTTAATTTTGCCAAAATAGTTTTTGGTAATCTCCTCTTTTGTTTCACAGTATTCACCTTTAACAATAAAGTCAAACACAACCTCAACACCTTCCTTTAGGAATTTTTGGGTGGCATTTTTTTCAGACCACAATTTAGATGTTGTACACAACGGATAAACTTTATCATCCTCATCGTGTCTAACCATCCATTCACCTAATGTTTGTGTTAAATATCCTTTCATAACTCTAATTGTTGTTTTAGTAATTGTTGTCGTTTATCGGATAACTTATTCTCCAAAGGTGAAATGATATCGTAAAAATGCTCTCTCCAAAATTTATCAGGATGTTTTCTTTGGAGTTGTTCTGTAAAATTACGAATTAGTTTCCTCGCAACAAATGTTTGTTGGTATGTTTCACAAGAATCAATTACTTTCTCAACCCATTTTGAGATGTCCCCGTAGTGTGTGCTTCTATTTTCCATAGTACAAATATACAAAAATAATATGAAATAAAAAACCCCACTTTTGAGGGTGGGGTTAAATATTTTTTAATTTATATTGTAGACCTCAGACAACCACTACACAATCTTTAATTCCGTTGCGCTGGGGCTTACTCTCCTCAAATTGTAGACATCACGCAACCATTTTTTCGTAAGTCTTTGTATTTCAGAATACTTAAGACCAAAACCTTCTTCTAAAAATGACCAAATAGTATAATAATCAATGTGAATATTATTATGACCTTCATAGTGTAAGATAATATTATGTCCCTTCCCATAACGATATAAGGTTGATGGGGGTCTTCCTATGCCTTGGGCAACATCCATATCGTTAAACAAATTAAGATAGTCCATAGGAGTTTCAATTCCTGTCAATTTTTTAAGATTCTCAACCCCTCCAACCATTTCAACAGCAGTTTGCCAACCTTCGTCTTTAATCATATCAATTAAAGAATCCTTGGCAGCATTTTCTTTAATAACCCTATTTACGATATTGGTTAGATCAGATTCTGTTAGTTGGATTATTTTTTTCATATTAGATTTTTGATCTCAGTTTTCACTTTACCAAGTTCATTGAAGTCAAACTCTTTGGCGAATTTACTACCTTGTTTTTTTACGGTAATACCATCTTTTCTGAACATAACTTGACCAACATGTTTACCATCACAATGAATCTCAAAGTCATTTCCAACTTGTTTTACTTTACAATCTTGTGATTTGATAAAGTTCTTAATTGTGTCTTGAAATTTTTCAATCTTAACGTCAGCATCTTTTTCCTTAACACCTTTATCTGTTTTTCCTTCTTGGATCACTCTTTGTACGATTCTTACTAAATCGGACTCTGTTAGTTTTACAATATTTTTCATAATAATAAATATTCGGTAAAACAAAAAACCCCTCCGATTAAGAAGGGGTTAATTTTTTTAGTTCTTTATATTAAGTAAGGTTCCTGTACCTCCCGCCATTGTGGTTGGTAGTTTCCCATCCCATGCGTTCCATTTAACATATTCAATATACAGAGGCGATAACTGATTCTGTTTAATCTTGATCGCTAATGCCGCCGCCTGTGCGTTGATGATAGTTTCTGCTGAGTCAGCTCGTGCTACCGCCACCTTACGTCTACCTTCAGAGATTGCAGCAATTGCTTGTTGTTCTGACGCTTCTGCTTGTTGGATCGCTTTGGTCTTTGCGATGATTGACTCTTGTAATGCATCCGGTGGAACAATATTAGTTCGTAATTGTGATACATTAAACCATTTAGATAATCTCACATTACATTCCAACACAATCGCAGCTTCAAACGCTTGTCGGTGATTAAAGATACTATCAACTTCCCAAGTGTTAGATACGTCATTCACCGCTCCGATGATCGCATTTTTTAACCAACCTTGTTCAACATCTTTTATATCTCTACGTAAATTAACGAACATATCTCCAATCGCATCCTCACGTAATGAGTAGTTGAATGTGGGTTTAATTGTTGCTGAGAACCCACCTTTTAAGATTACCGGTTGGTCATCATATTCAATGTGTTGTTGGTATGTAGGAAACTCTAATACTTGTTCTGTCCAAGTGTTATAAACCACCCATCCTGTTTTGTATTGGTAACTTGATACTCCACGTTGATTACCAACTAAATTGATTTTTAAACCTTTGTGACCAGAATCAATCTTTTCAATCGCATATGGTTGGAACATTGATAATAACAAACCAACAATAAAAATTACTAATGGTTTAATTAACCATGATGATTGGAATTTTTCTCTGTTGTCACCCCATCGGTCAGCTTCAACTTTATACATATTGTCTCGTGTTTTTAATGCGATGAGACCTGCCGCAATCAAACTTGTAATAAAAATTAATAAACTTATCATTTCTTTTCTCCTTTTAAATAATTGTAAATAAAACTAACTATGAGTTTTGTTGTATAAATTGTCGTAACCAAAACTCCTAACGTTAAGACAATTTGTATTTCTTTTAATACCTCTCTGTTAATGACGTATTCGGATAATAATCCAATCATATACAGATTGATGAGTGACAAAATAGTGACTCCCCACCATTTTGTCTTTAAACTTTTTAACATATTACTTCATTTCTATTTTTTTATGTTTAACACTACTGAAGAACAAAGATAATAATTTTTTTTTAATTATTCCCATACTGTTCTTCTAAATAATCATATAGGTTTTTGAACTCAATTGTTTTATCATTATTCCTATAATAATCCATCATACTTTTTGAATACAAACCATACTTTCTATCGTGACCTAATCTATCTTCAACGTGTTTTATTTGGACTTCTTTATTTAGAATTGACGCAATTTTATTAATGATATTCAAATTTGTAACTCTAAACGCAGTTCCAATATTCATCACTTTGTTAATCACTGTATCGTCAAACATAAGATCACAAATAACTTTTACATTGTCGTAAACATACATCCATTCCCTCACTTGTTTTCCATCACCATAGACAGGTACAGGTTTACCTTCACTGATTGATCTTGCAATAGTTGGTAAAAACTTTTCCTCAAACTGATGTTCTCCGAAATTATTACAGGTTCTTGTAATTAAATAAGGTAACCCATAAGTTCTATTTGCCGATAACACCAACATATCGGATGCCGCCTTGGTTGCCGAATAATATGAACTTGGTTTTAGATCATCCTCTTCCTTAGCCGTGTAATTTATTGCGAAGTGTTCATCCATATCACCATAAACTTCGTCTGTTGAAATGTGGATAAACTTTTTTAAGTTCTTATTCTTCCTTGAGATTTCGATTAGATTAAATGTCCCTTCAACATTTGTTCTTACAAATGGTAACCCATTACTTATAGAATTATCTACGTGTGACTCGGCTGCGAAGTGAACCATATAATCAAACTCACCCAACTCATCACTTGTGACATCACAAATGTCTTTTTGTAAGAATGATACATTATGTTTAATATTGGTTTTACTACCAGCATACGTTAGTTTATCCACACAAAGAACATCACATTCAAAGTTATCTAATAAATGATTGATAAATGCCGATCCAATAAATCCGGCACCTCCCGTAACAACTACCCTCATATTAACTCAATAAATTTTCAAGTTTTTTCATGATCAACATTTGTTGTCTTTGTAATTCGGCAACTCTTCGTTTTTGTTCGTCGTTTAATTCATAACTCTCGGCTTTAATATCGGCAACTTCATTTGCCAATCTACGATGTTCATTCATCAATTGTCCGTGTATAATTCTTTTGTCTTGCATAATTTTGTTTTTTAATCCCACCAATGGGCTACGTTTTCCTCTAAAACTCGGAAAAGAAGTTTATTTGCTTTATTATGATTATAGTAAGATACCATCAAACATAAACGTTTTTTGTCATCTTGTTCACCATGTTCTTTGATAATTGCACGAACTGAAGAAGGATATTTGTTTAAGTATTCATCAAATCTTCCCGAACTTGTTTCAATCTTAATTTCTTTTAAGTTTTTGTTATCCAGTACATCCTCAAAACTTATAGTATTATCCCAATAATCCATACATTCTAATGAGTAGTGGTCTTGTCTGACTCTTTCAAGTAAGTTAAGAGCCAAGGTCATATAACGATTATCTCTTTCAACCTCTGTATGTCTATTGGCATTGACAAGTTCTTTTCTTTGGTACTCTATTTTCTTCTGTAAGATTTTTAGAATGTAATCTCCGTCCCAATCTCTGTCGTGATACATAGTTGGCACCCATCTGACGATGTTTTTTACACCCTCAAGGAAATATCTTATTCTCCAATGTAATTTACCGTATAAGGTATTTCTACTCCAAGCAGAATCTTCAGGTATTGGTAATTGCTTATATGTTT